AATCCTCTTTCATCAATCATGTCAGCTAAATCAACCAATGCTTGTTCTAATGAAGTTTCATTAAGATCAGCAGCAGTTGTTAGTTCATTCTTGAAATCGCCACCTGTTACAGTTGGATGGTCAGTAGCTAAAAGCTCCTTACCGTCTCCGCCTGTATAAGATGAGTTAAAGCCTCTATTAAGAACGTTAGCGCCCTTAATTTGCTTTGCGTTGTTCATTGAACGAGCTAGTGCTTTTGTATAGCGACCAGCTAATTTATCATAAAGATTGTCCTCGACAGCTTCTTCTGTAATTGCAAAAGCCAGAGCGATGGTTTCGTGACTATAACGAGCAGTCCAAGCTTCTTGAGCTGTGTCATAATTCACTCCAGCACCTTCTGATTTAGTTTCTGCATTACCAAAACCAGCTAACATCACTTCTTCTTCAAAAGCTCTGTCAGATGATTCTACATCAAAAATATCAAGGTGTTCTTTATCATATTTGTCGTACTCTAAACCGAAAAGGGCGTTCAATCCCGGTTCCAGTTCTTTAGCGAGTTGTGATCTAGATATTGCCATTAGTTATCCTCCTATATACCTGCAACATTATCGTAATGTAGGTGTTCGTTGAATCTGACATACCAGTTACAGTTAGCTGCTGTAGCGTCACTGTTTTCTGGGTCTGTAGATTTACCTATAATACGTAAATTTGCTGCGGCATTTGTTATAGTACTTGAATCCAACTCTTGTTTAGATCTACCAGCTGCGGTAGTTCCAGCATGAGTGCTTACGAAGTCAGCATTACTTCCAACTTGCGCTGGATGAGCTGCTGTGCTTCCAATCTCAGTGCTGTCTTCTTGAGCTTCGAAAACAACGTTTGGATCAGTTATTATAAATGCTTTAGCATCAGAGGAAGATTGACTAGCGGGCCAATATTTAGACCATTTTGGTTCGCCTCCGTCAGTAGTATAGAAACAGCCATTGAAAACACCAATCTGATTCGTTTGTCCAGCTGCACCAATAGTAATTGTACCATCAGTATGCAGTTCAACAATGTCACCAGAAAAAATAGCGGTGTTGTAATCATCAGCGATGTCGTACTCATCAGTACCACCACTAAAGTAGGCTCCACCTATCATTCTAACAGGAATAAAACCAAATGGCGCATCTTTATTTGCCATGTGTATATCCTCCTAAACCCTAGTTTACACTAGGGGGTTAATAATATAATAAGGTTCTCGAAAAATCTTTTAGACTTTTTTTGAACCGCCAAAAGTAACACGAGTTTGCCTTTCAGGTTTACTGATTGGCATGCTAGGGTGTTGTTCTTTTAAAGGTTCGTTTTCCACAGATTCTGTTAAACTTTCGGTTCGCTTTTTAAAATAAGCTTTCCTTTGTTCAACGAGTTCCTCTGGTATCCTACAAAGAATTAATCCACCTACACCGATAACACCTTTATGTTGACCACTGTCAATTATTGGAGCTTTAAAATCAGGATATTTGTCTGCTCTTACTGGCTCATAACCTTCTCGAAATCTGGCATGAACATTCTTAGCATCCGAGTGTCCTAACACTTCAGCTCTTATCCAACGATGAACAAACCCCGCTGGAGCTTCTGGTGCATCAAGAGAATTAGGTGGCTTCCAAAATTTTACTCTGGAAGTAGATTCCCTAGTTTTCTCGTCGCGTGAGGTCTTTATTGTTTTGTCATTAGTCATTTATATGCCCTCCTTCACGTGTTTTGCATATTCTTTTAATGGCACACCTAACTTTTTCGCTATTGCGACCTGTGATGGTGTGAGTCTCACAGTTTTACGTCCAGTCTTGGCGGATCGATTAGCAGAAGCAACAGTCTGAACGGGCTGATTGCCTCCGGTGGTCCCGTCTTTCTCCAAACTTGCTGGAAACAAGTTCTTCAATCTTTTATCTACCTCAGTATAGTACAAATCACTAGTTGGGTCAAATCCTTCTTCAACAAGATCTGTATGTATACCAAAAGCGGCATAAGTTTGTGGTTTGTTTTGTCCAAACCAAGTATTTTTTTTTGCCCAAGATTCTGCTTTTGGATCAACTGTTCGTGGTTGTGGTTGTCCACCAGATATTTGTGCTGATTGCTTAGCAATTTCACTTTTATCTGTTGCTTGTGATACATCTCCAACCCCTTGTTCTTGTGTAGCACGAATTCTCTCACTGTCAATCGCAAGTTTTGCTAGTTTTTGCTGAACTTCAACTTCTTTATTTAAATCTCCCGCTTCCCTTGCTGCTCTCAATTCAGATTTTACAGCATTGGTTTGAGATTTTACACGTTCTGAGAATTCATTTAAGTAGCCTTCGTCAACATGAGTCATACGTGCTTTTAATTCATCATTTTCTTTGCGAACACTTCTAGCATAATGTGTTGCTGCTTGTTCGCGTCTTTCAGATTCACGTCGACTTTTAGTTAATTTATTAATACGCTCCTGAACATTTTTAGAATAAACTTCATGCTCACCTTCTTTATCTTCTTCTTTATCTTCTACTTTTTTTGATTCTTCTTTATTTTTTACAGAAACATCTTTTGTTTCTTTTTCTTCTACTTCTTTTACATCTTTTTCTGGTAATTCTACATCGACAGATTTGTCTGATGTATTTGTGCCCACATCGATAAGACTATCCTCTTGGATCTCGGTTTTGGCTTTTTTGTCTACATTTGTTGGCATGCGCCCTCCTTCACATGTTGTTTTTAGGGTTGTTTATATAATATGCAAAATATCTCGTGGATTTTTTAATGTTGCTAAGACTTCATCATCATTAAGAAGTCTTAATTCTCCACCTTCTATTTTGATTCTCGATCCTGAATACCGCCCAAACAGTACCCATTCACCTTCCTTGCACCAAGGACCTGTTGGAAATTTTTCTTTATCCTTGTATGCTAGTGGACCTAATTCTATCACATAAGCACATGTTGATGCAACTCTTTCTTTTTCAATTGTTGAATCTGGTAGTATTATGCCACCTTTGCTTTTATCAACATGCTTAAATGGTAAAACTAAAACTCTATAGCCTGTAGGTTTAGGCAATTTTTCTCTAACACTTTCTTTTAGTTCTTCTGGTGCTAGCATTTGTTCGTCTTCATCTTTAACTTTTTCTTTTATCTCTTCGGCTCTTTTTTGTGCCATATGTCTTGGTAATATTAGTGGCTTACTCATTTTTTATTTCTCCTTATTCAAAAGTTCTTTAATATCTTGTTCTAATTCTTCTAAAGTTTTTATTTGTCCAGTAAGTTTTAAATATTCCTCATAATTTTTTGCATTACCAGCATGAAGATGTTCTTGTAGAGTTTTAACTTTTTCCCTTATGAGTTTATAAACTCCACTACTGAAACTTATAATATCCATAATTTATTTTTTATTACTTCTAATTAAATCTATTCCAGGTTTCAATCCATATATAGCACCAAAAATACCAACTACAAGCCATTTGTAAAAATCAGGAAAATTGTTGAAATAGTGAAAAAACATATCTAATTTCTCTTTTGCTTCTGGATCGCCTGAGAAGACACTCCAAGCAAGAATCACTATTGGAAGGATAACAATAATCAAAACTAGCTCGTCTTTCCAACCTGCTTGTTGATTATCCATGACTGCTTTTTTATAATCTATATCACCAGCAGCCATTCTCTCATAATATCTTCTCTCTGCTGTTGCTTCCAATGCTTTTGATCTGCGTCTATCCTTATAGACATCAGCACCAGTCTTGACAGCCATAGATAATAAACTCCAAATCATTTTTTTAATTTATTTTATGATTAAATTTAAATCCTTGTGTTTGAATTTTTTTAACACCTTGCATCCTAGCGTTACCTTTTACAGAACCACCATGGTTATATTTGTTTACCATACCGCCTTCTTGTTTATTAATAAAACCATTGAGACCTAACTCAGCTTCTAGTTCTTTAAGTCGTTTATTCTTTTTTTCTGTTTTAGTTTCTAGTTTCTTTTTAGTTTTTTCAAGTAAACTTTCTTTTGCTTCTTCTGCGGCTTCTTCTGCGGCTGTTTCTAGTCTTTCTTTTTTGCTTGGTCTATCCGTCATTTTTATTTATCCCTCCTTTTTCTTGCCTTAGTATATGCTAAGGCAACTCTTTATTTATTAGCGCGCGCTTTGCCCTTTTTCCGTCTTGTTTTTCGTAGAACGGAAGGCGGGTTTTTTTTCAGTTCTTTAAAAGCTTTTGATAGCTTTGGTTTGTTCACTGAGCCTCCTTTTTTTCTACGCTGAATAATAGAACCTCTTTGGAGATTAGCCAATTCAGCCCTAATTACTCTAGGGTCTATTCTGCCACTTTTTCCTTTGCTTGCCAAGAGTTTTTTTATCTTGCGTATTTCGTCAGTTTCAAGAGACAGTCCTTTAAGACCATAACCCTTACCACCGTAACTAATCTTTTTTGTTTTTGTTCTTTTTATCATCGCTTGCTATTTTTTGTGTAAATTTTACATTGTCACTTACTAGTTTTTTACCAAACTGTGATTTTTGATTATCAACTTTTTCCAAAGCAACATTAGCACGTAATTGTGCTATATCCTCTGTTGATTCTCTTTTCTTATTATCTAATCTTTCTTTTTGAGATATTTTTTGTTTTTCTAAATTCACTTTTTGTTTATCCACTTGAGATTTTCTTAAGACATCGCTTTGTTTAATATCTAAATCTTTTTCTTTTAACTTAACTAATGGATCTTCTGTTCCTGCTCCAGTCATCATACGTTTTTCATCCTCTGCAATATCTATTGTTAATGTTGCAATCATTTTTGCAATTTCTGATTCTGCTTGTACCTGTAATGCTTGGAGTTGTGTTTGATCCATATTAGCTTGTTGTGTTTGTTGCATAAATTTTTGCTGAACTATCTCTCTTGCTTTTGTTGCAATATGCTCAGATATATGTGCTTGTAAACCTGTTAACACAGGAGCGTTGGCTCTTACCACAGGGGTTTGCATAAAAGACAAATGTGCAGCAATATGTGAATCATGATCCTGTTGTGGAAATGCTCTAAGTGTTTTTCCTTGTACAGATAATGAATTTTCTAAACCAGGATCCATTGGTGCTGGTTTTGGTGGTGGTGGAAGTATGGATTCAATATTTTTAACTTCTAATGCTTCATATACTCTCCTGTAAGCTTCGTGTATGTTGTGTAAATCTGGTTTACTTTGTGCCAATTGAAACTGTGTTTGTGCCAAGGTAATTCTTTGCGACATAGAAAAAATATTTGGATCAGATACAGGAAGGACATCTACTTTATCATCAAAGTCTTGAGCCTTTGCCATTTTATTACCTCCAACAACTTCATACGGATATTCAGGTGGAAGTGATTCAGCAAATACTTTTGCTAGTAATTTAAATTCGACTTTTTGTGCATAGTGCAATCGTTTATGGATTGCAGACATTATTTTTGTTCCACGTTCCAAGATAGCCATAGTTGTTCCCACAGGTTGCTCTTGGTTTGTCATTTCTCCTATTTTTTGATCTGCCATAGATGCGAATCTTCTTCCTGCATCCACACAGAACCCTAACAGTTGAAACAATGTAGCACTTGGTTCCTTGAAAGGAAGATTAACAAGTGCCGCCCTTAAGTCACCACCAGGTGCATCAATATCCCTGAATTCACCCGGTTGCAGTGGCTCGTCGTCGTCTCGAATTCGTATACCCTTAGCTTTAAATCCAGATGGTAAATTAGATAGTGTGCCTGAATCCATTAACTGTCTTAAAACAGAAGTTGCAGTTTTAGACAGACCGCCAATCATGTGTATTAGTCCAAATCCATAAAAACCTAATCCTGGACAAAATTTAAAATGAACAAAATACTGCACTTTTTTTCTATCAGGATCGTTTGGTCGATAATTTCTTCTGATTGCTAGTATTTTTTTAGAATCTTGGTCTAGTGTTACAATGTATGGAATTTTTATACCTGTTGGATTGTCTTGTGCATCTAGATCCTCAAATCCTGGTAAATCTAAATTAATGTGCGTTTCTAACAAAGTGTGCATATCTTGACTGTAGTTGTTTCCTCGATCTACACCTGTTAATTCATCCTTTTTAGCTTTTAAATCTGATTCAGGTTCTTCGGTTTCTGTCAATTCTATATCAC